ATGAAAATATTACTTACAGCTCTAAATTCAAAATTTATTCACAGCAATCTGGCAGTGAGATATTTGAAAGCTTATACACAAAAACTGGATTATGATTGTACTATAAGAGAATTTACAATAAATGACAGAAGAGAAAGGGTTCTGGAGAAAATTATAGGGGAAAGACCGGATATAGTTGCATTTTCCTGTTATATATGGAACATAGAATACATAAAATCACTGGCTGTACTAATTAAGCTTGTAGAACCTAAAATTGAAATTTTATTTGGAGGGCCAGAAGTATCCTATGACAGCTGCAGTGTTTTAAAAAATACCCCGGGAGAATATGTAACAACAGGGGAAGGCGAGGAAACTTATGACGAGTTTGTAAAATTTCAGATAGAACGTTTTAGAAAGTCAGAGGAAGAAAATAGCCAAGCAAATCTTTTAAGGCTTAAAAGTATAAGAGGGCTTTGCTTTAAATGGCAGGGTAAGATAATTTTAAATGAACCCAGAGAATTAATAGACATGAATAAGATAGTATTTCCCTATAAAATAGAGGAAAATTTCAAGAATAAAATAGTGTATTACGAATCCAGCAGAGGATGCCCTATTAATACATAAATGATACAAAATACCTATAAAAATTTACAAACTATTTTTTCATTTATCGGATCATAGTCAATATACTTGAATATATTTTTTACGTAATTACGTTTATCCTCTGGGTTATCAGTCTTACTGAAATTTAATATATTCTCATATATAAAACTTTTATCGAATTTTTTGCTTTCAATCTCAAGCACGTTTAGCTGTTCGTTTCTAACTTTATCTTCCAGTTGTTTATTTTCTTTGGAAAGTTCATCTATTTTCTTTAAAAGTATTTCAGCTCCAGAATTACTTAACAGTGCTACTTTGCTAACTAAATTATCTATCATCTTAGAATTTTTCTTAATTTTTTTGTTTAAAGCTTCTATGCCAGAGTTGTATATATTGTCTGAATTAGATTTATATATATGTTCAAAATCCACTTTATCTCTAAAAGATAGTATGTATTTTTCAATTACACTTTCTATTTTAATTGAATTTACATACTTATTATTTTTACATTTTTTATTATGTTCATGAAAGCGGTTCACTCTGCTTCTGCAGGCATAATAATGATTACGTGCACTATTCACTATGACATAAGGTTTTTTGCAGTATGGGCATCTCAATACCCCAGAGAGCCAATATACCTTACTTTTTCTTTTAAAGATACTTTCCCTTACCTCGTCAAGCTTCTCCTGCACTTTTAGCCATAATAAAGGGGTTATCACAGCTTCATGTTTGCTTACTATTGCTATTGGCTCTTTAACGCTTACACCATATGTCAAATATCCACACCCATTGGTGTTACCGAATACTTTCCAGCCATTTTTCATCAGATAATCATTTATTTCTGAGCTGGATTGTACATATAATGGGCTTCTTAAAAATCTTCTAACGGTATCACGACCTTTTAACATATTATATTTTCCCTTTGCTCTCATGTCAACTTGATATAAACTTCCTAGTTCTAAATACCAATTATATAAATTAAGTATTAGCTCTCTATCAATTAATTTCAAATAAGTTTTACCACCATGCTTTACCAATTCATATCCACGTGGAGCAGGACCACCGGTCCAGCATCCCTTTTTAGCAAGCTGTAACATACTATCCCTCACACGTTCTGCAATTGTTTCTCTCTCTAATTGAGCAAAAACAGACGCAAAATACATCATTGCCCTACCCATAGGTGTAGATGTATCATACTTATCTTTTACGCATATAAAGGCTATATCCTTTTTATCCAGCAAGTCAAAAAAATCTGCTATATCTACAACCCTTCTGCTTAACCTGTCAAGCTTATAACATATCAGGGTATCAATCATATTTAATTCTATTTTCTTGTGAAGAAGTTTAAAAGCTGGTCTATTAGTATTCCCCCCAGAATATCCATCATCTTTAAATTCTTCAAACTCACATTCTTCATCCGCAAAATAATTTCTGCACATGTTAACCTGAGTTTCTATAGAAATACTATCTTTTACTTCAACACTTTTTCTGGCGTATATAGCGACTTTCTTCATGACATATAGATCTCCTTTACATTGCTAATCTATTTTTCTCTTTTAATATTACTTTTATTATAACAGCATGTAGCACATTTTAAACTGTTGCACCCTATTATCATTTCTTTAGGGCATATATCTAAATGACATCCCAGCTTCTCCAATGTACTTGAGCGTGGATCTGTCTTGTTATTTTCCACTAAACTTACATAACTATCCGATTTATTTATAAGTCTCCCCAATTGCTTTTGAGTTAATTTGTGTTTATATCTATATCTTTTTATGCTAAATTTCATTTAATTACCTCCATATGACTTATATAAGGTAATTTTAAACTATATTGGATAAAAAGATAAGACATAAATAATGGAAATAAAACTTTTTTCGACATATTAAGACAATCAAAAGTCGAAAACTTTTTGAACCGTAAAACATCATGAAATTATAATGTAATTGAAATAAATATTAACAATCACTGGGGGAGTTATTATGGGTAAAAAAAGTAATCTACTGGAGAGTATAAAGTTTATAGATAACGTTTTAAAGAAAAACAATATATTAAACAAAAACAGCATAGATATAGACAAGCTTGTCAAAACCATAAAACATAAAATTAATCTTTCTTGACGTTATCTACTTTTGATTGTAAGGCAATTGCCTCAAGTAATAATTTCTTTACTTTCGGAGACATATTGCCTTTACTATCTATTAATCCTTCTTCTATAAATTGTGTTACAATCAAAGCCGATAATGGCAGATCTGTATCTGGAGCATTATTGCATATATTATTTAATATTTCTTCTATAGAATCATCTTCATTATTTTCTTTATAAAGTCTTTGAACAGATACGTTTAATGCCTTTGCTATTTTATTGAGCATATGCGAAGATGGATTTTTTCTCAAGCCCCTTTCCAGCTTGGATATATAATCATTAGTAGAACCTATCATTTTAGATAGTTGTATTTGAGTTATGCCTTTTTCTTTGCGTATTTTTCGTATATTCTTACTAATTGCATCCATTTAAAAGTTCCTTTCTTTATGACTATTAGACACAAAATATAATATCATATTTTTTTAGATAAATAAAGATAAATAAAGAAAAACTTAGAAAAAATTAATATTACGCATATAATTTAATACATTAGTCCTAAATTATGTTTTACTATTTGGGACTAATGTATTAATATATAACCATAGCAAGCGATAAAACATTGGAGGAAAGATTTAAATGGAAAAACAATTTTTAAATCGTTTGGAGGGCTGCAAATTAGCTAAAATTGATGAAGGTGGAGAAAACACTGCTATATATCTACAAGATGAAAAAGGTACCATATATGCAATCCATATTGCAGGAAAGTGTTTTCACACAGATGTAATGGAAAGGGGAAATTATTATGATTGATTCGAGCTGAAAAAATAATTCTTATTTTCTTACATAAGGAGGAATGCAATGGAATATTGGGGAAACATAGACGGCATAGAAATATACGAAGACAATCCAGAAAAAAAGCAAGCGGCTATTGAGAGGGGTTTTACCCTCTTGGCAAGAGACCGTATTAAGAAAATAAAGGAGGGGATAAAAACGGATGAGAAAACAGCGTAAGGGAGAGTTAAAAACGAAATGGAGGTATTGACATGAAAACGTGGTATAAGTGCCCATTTTGCGGGAGGAAACTTGCCATTATAGACAATACTATAAATATATCGGGAGTATTTCTCAAATGCCATTGTTGCAAAAGAGAAATAGAAATAAAAAATAATATTGAGAGCCGGAATCCAGAGGCCAGAGTTCAAGAAACCAGAGTCCAGAGATCAGAGCCATTAGCCGATACAGGTTGAACTGTATGAGCTGATGGCTCTTTTATTTTACCAGAAGGGAGGAACTTACTTGAATTTAAAAGAGTTATGTAAAAGTAAAGGGTTCACTTTAACCGAAATTGCCAAGCAAACAAATACTACTGTAGATTATTTATCAAAATTAAATACGGGCAGAAGAAGTAATCCAACGTGGCAAACAATAGTAAATATTGCAACAATATTAAAAGTCCAGCCAACCGAAGTTGGAAATTCAATATCAAAGGAGAGGAAAATATGAGTAATTTAATACCAGTAACATATAACAATGAAAGAATTTTGACAACAGAGCAACTTGCACAAGTTTATGAAACATCTACAGACAATATAAAAGTTAATTTTAACAACAACAAAGAAAGATTTGAAGAAGGTAAACACTTTTTCCATTTAAAAGGCAGTAAACTCAAGGCTTTTAAGGACAAGGTAAATAATACTTACCTTGTTGGTAAAAACGCAAATCAATTATATCTCTGGACAGAACGCGGAGCAGACCGCCATTGCAAGATTTTAGATACTGACAAAGCATGGGAGCAATTCGACCACTTGGAGGAAACGTATTTCAGAGTGAAAGAAAACAAGCCTGCTTGTATGGAAGATGTTCTAATCCAATCATTAAAAGGCATGAAGGAAATAAGGTTAAAAGCAGAACAAGCTACACAAAAGGCAGAGTTGGCAAATACAAGGATTGATAATCTGGATTGTACAAACATACAAGGTACACCACAGCAACGTCTTAACGCCATGATAAGAAAGTATTCTTATGAGAATGGAATTATATACTCTCATGGATGGGAGGACTTTAGAAAGGCCTATAACACAGCATATCATACAAATGTTGTTACAAAATGCCATAACTATTGCAAGGACAATCACATAAAGAAATTAAGCATACCCGCGTATTTAACCAGGGTAGGACTAATAGAAGATGCCCTGAGAGTTGCAGATAAGATGTTAAATTCAAAGGATATAGAGGAGGTTATATAAAAACTAATGCTTTATAAGATTCTTTACATGATTCTATTGATAATTTCTGTGATGTGCCTAGCAGTATATAAAAAAATAAGCCCAGATACTTTGCTAGATTACAGAAGGTTGAATTATGAGATGGTGAATCTTATAGAAGAACTAAAGGATAAAGCTATTCGATATGAAAAGATGGCTGGTTATGTAAAGGGGGATAAAGATGCCTAAGAAACTACCACATAAGTTTTGGAACTTACTATATTGTAATGGTGTAAATCCAAACAACTATAGCATGATTAGAAACGACCATGAGAGCTTTACCATACAGGATATAAGGACAGGTAAAATATTATTGCCTATTAGATATTAAGGAGGAATTTATATGGATACAGCATATACGATTGATATTACTCCAGATAACCAAATTATATTTACAAAGGATGAACAGAAAACAATATATACACCTATGGAAGAATTAGAAATGATTATAGCAGAGAGTTTCCCAGAATCTTATGTGGACCCAGAGAAATATGCAAGAAAGTTACGCAATATATGTTTACTTGAATATGCCAGGGCTTTTAAAAGGAGGAGAAATGAAAGAGATATTAAGAAGTTTAAGGCATAACTTTTATCTATATTACAGAGCTTTTGGGCCTGAGGACAAGAACACTCAGCACGCATATGAAGAATGGAAAGATACCCTTATAGGCTATTTAGAAGAAGGCAAGGTGACATGAGCATCTATGTACTGCTTGAGTATGTAGATGAATGTAAAACAAGCTATATAAATCCTACATGGAAAGGACTATTTGAATTTAAAAAGTTATGGAGGGATTAACATGGCAAATATAGCTAAAGCCCGAGAAACCATGAAACTGGTTGGACAATTGGCTCCTAGTCTTAATGAAGATGAATTAAATTCTATATTAAAGGTGTTATATAGTGCCTTGGAAAGAATGGAGGGAGAGTGGAAAAGAGATGGACAGATGCACAAGTAAAAAGCTTGGTACGGTAGAATCTATATACTTTGGGTGTAATGGTCAACTTAGTGCCAAAGACATTATAAACAGAGCCGGGCGTTGGAGACTAGATGACAATGGAGAGTTATATGATGAAGATATAGGAACAACTTACAAAGATATAGATATGCTTACACCGCTTGAAATGAAACAGTTTCTTAAAAATATATAAAAAGAAAGCCTTTAATTAAAAGGCAAATAAAAAATGTTACTTCCAGTATATACTAAGCTGGAAAATAAATCAATGGAGGGTTTGAAATGAAATTTAGTATGCATTCAGAGCACAGTATTATACAGAACAAAGAATATGGAGTTTATATAGATGGATGTGCTTTAGAAAATGTAATATCAAAGAATCTACCTGTTTTAGGGGGAACACGACCTTGCAAGATAGATATAGATATTGAAATATTCGATAAAGGATTTGAAATTGCAAAGGAAGGTTATCCAAAAGACACAGATGAAGATACCGAAGGTGATGAAGATGATTGATTTAACAGATAGTTGTTATGACTACAGATACGAAGCACCTAAAGCTAAAGTATATACCCATTGTGACGTGTGCGGTGACCCTATATATGTAGGAGATAGTTACTATGAGATTTTAAATGATGAGCGTATGAATGTTTGTAATGACTGTATAAATACTTTTAAAACTATAGCAGGGGAGGATTAGCATGGGTAAGTTATATGAAATAAGTGATAGGTACAGAAATATACAGGAACTTCTGGATAATCCAGACTTACCTGAAGTGGATATTTTACAAGCACTAAATAAGATAGATGAGGAATTTGATACTAAAGTAGAAAACATTGCAAAACTTATATCTTCTTTAAACTCCGATATAGACGGTATAAAGAAAGAAATTAAGAGGTTGCAGGTTAGAAAAAATGTTATGGAGCACAGAGTAGATGACTTGAAGAACTATATTTATGAGCATATGAAGCTTTTAAAGAAGGATAAAATCAAGGGCAAGCTATTTACTCTCTCCATAAGAAAAACAGCCCCTGCAGTAGATATAGTGGAGGAAGAAGTTATTCCAAAAAAATATTGGAAGCCACAGCCAGACGTTTTAGACAAGAAAAGTATTCTGGACGAACTAAAAAATAATATGGAAATTCCAGGTGTAAAGATTAAGCAAGGAACAACTTTAAGTATTAGATAGGAGGCTTAGGATTGAGTAAAGAGATACGGCTTTTAAATGCAGATGAAATTGAAGTAAGGGTACAAAGTGTTAAATCCAACGGTTGTATATTGCTCCTATATAAAGATGCCAGAGTAGACATGCGTATACTTGATGAAACTTACGGTCCCACAGGCTGGCAAAGAGAACACCAGCTTATCAACAATAATTTATTCTGCACTATATCAATATGGGATGATGAAAAGAAGCAATGGATTAAAAAACAGGATGTAGGAGTGGAGAGCTATACAGAGAAGGAGAAGGGTCAGGCAAGTGATTCATTTAAGAGAGCAGGATTTAATGTAGGTATAGGCAGGGAACTTTATACAGCACCGTTTATATGGGTGAATCTACAGGCAGGAGAGGTTAAAGATAAAGGCGATAAGTCTTATATAAATCCACATTTACACTTTAGAGTTAAGTCTATAGCATATAACGATAAAAGAGAGATAGAAAAACTGGATATAGTAGACAACAATAATGTAGTTAGGTTCTCTATGGGTAAATCTGTGACACCTAATTATAGTGAAAAATATAAGCAGAATATTCAAAATAAAGAAAGCAATAATTCAAGCAATGGATTAACTTGTGAAAAATGCGGTAAGAAAATTTCGGAGAAAGTGGCAGAGTTCAGCACTTCTAAATTTAAAAAGAAGTTGTGCATGGATTGCCAGAAGACTTTTACAAGGAGGTGAGACTTTTGCCTGATGAAATAAAGAGAAGCTATTATGCCATAATTCCGGCTAATGTTAGATATGACGAAGATATAACCCCGAATGCAAAACTATTGTATGGTGAGATTACTGCTCTATGTAACGAGAGAGGTTATTGCTGGGCTACTAATGAATACTTTGCTTCTCTATATCATGTAAGTAAAATTTCTGTTTCTAACTGGATTAAACAATTGATAGGAAAAGGCTATCTGCATTCAGAGATAATTTACAAGGAGGGTACTAAACAAATTTTAAATAGGTATTTAAGAATTCTTTATGAGCCTATTAAAGAAAACTTTAATACCCCTATTAAAGAAAACTTTAAAGATAATAATACAGTACTTAATACTACAGTTAATAATAAAAAAAAGAAAAAGGAAACCGGGCTGGACAAAATCATTGCTGATTATACAAATAATAGTGAGTTACAGGATAGCATTAGAGAGTTCATTAAAATGAGGAAGTCTATTAAAAAGCCAATGACAAATAGAGCATTAGAACTTCTATTGAGTAAATTAGATAAACTATCTGGCAGTGTTAAGGGGAAGGTAGATATTCTGAATCAGAGTATATTCAATAGCTGGCAGGGGATATTTCCTTTAAAGAATAGCTCATATGCGAGTAAAAAAGAGAGTGGTAATAATTTAGACAGTGCAGAAACATGGGACCCAAAAGCTTTAGGGCTTGATAACTAATGGATGAACTGAAATTTGCAGATAAATATCTACAACCATATAAAATTAAGGGCAGTGAAATAAACCCAGTATCATGTCCATATTGCCATGGTGGGAGACATAGAGACAAATATACTTTTTTCCTAAACTTGGATAAGCATACTTTTGTATGTCACCGTGGGAGCTGTGGTGCCTCCGGGAAATTTAGCGAACTGGCAAAATTATATGGTGAAAGGGCTGATTATGTATTGGACATATATAAACAAAAATTTGATTCTCTGGATAGAGAAAAGATATATAAAAAGCCGTCTATAAAGCTGAACAAGCTATCTAAGCAGGCAGAGGACTATTTAAGACTAAGGAAAATATCTTTAAGTACCGCGACACATTTTGATTTAAGGTCTGATAGCAAGGGGAATATAATTTTCCCCTACTACAACCAGGACAACGAGCATGTTTTAAACAAGATTAGGATACCTAGAAAGTTCGTTAAGGGTAAAGACAAGACTAAGATATGGCAAGAAGGCGGCGGAGAGCCTGTATTATTCAATATGAATCGCGTAGACATAGAACAGCCTATCTTACTTACAGAAGGTGAATTTGACTGCTTATCGGCTTATGAATCGGGCTATAAAAATGTTGTATCCATACCTTTTGGAACTGAAAACATGGAATGGGTAAATGATTGTTGGGAATGGTTGGATAAATGCAAAGAGTTTATTCTTTGGTTTGATAGTGACAGGGCTGGCAAGAGGGCAGTTGAGAAAGTTGCAAAGAAACTGGGGATAGATAGATGCAAGAAAGTTGAAGCAAACCGAAAAGACGCAAACTTAGTTTTATATAAAGATGGCTCCGAAAAGGTTCTTGAATATATAAACAATGCCAAATATTTTCCAATAGACAATCTGTTCAAAATGAGTGATATAAAGCAAAAAGACGTAGATAGGATATTGTATGGTGACAGGTTTTTAGATTACTTTTTAGGTGGTTGCAGAGGCGGAGAATTGGTTGTATGGACCGGCAAGAGAGGCGGAGGTAAAAGCACATTTTTAAATCAAACGTTGGTTGATACTATAGAACAGAAAACAAAATGTTTTATATACTCCGGGGAACTGAGCAATTCCAAAGTAAAACAGTGGCTAGATAGGCAGATAGTAGGGGAAAGATACATTGTGAAATACAAGGACCCGTTAACCGGCAGAGAAGAATATGGGGTCCACCCCGAAATAGAGAAAATTATAAATGCCTGGTATAGAGATTACTTGTATTGTTATGGCGAAGATGGCAGCAACGATGTGGAAACTTTGATTGAAATTATGACTTATGGATATAAGCGATATGACATAAAAAGATTTATTATAGATAATTTGAAGACTCTCAAGACAAATAAAAAAGAGGATTATTTCAGGCAGCAGGGGTTCATTGTGAATCGTCTAAAAAGTTTTGCAAAGAGATATGACATACACATAGATCTTGTGGCACACCCTAAAAAAACAAACAACAAGCTGGTTGAAGATGAAGATGTTGGAGGCGTGTCTGACATAATAGACCTGGCCGACAATGTGATTGCTATAGCAAGGATTACGGAAGATATGGCTGATAGTGCAAAAGAAAAAGAGAAAGAAAAATTTATGGACAATGACACGGTAATTATAATCCGTAAAAACAGGGAATACGGAGACACAGACATGAAGAACTTTTACAAATTTAATCCAATTAGTAAGAGGATGTATACAAAAAACGGTACTAAGACTTACAGCTGGGAGAGAAACGTAAAAGATAGGAATGTAGTTTTAGATACCAATGTAGAAGAAAAAGAGGATGAATGTCCATTCTAGGGGTGATTTTATGACACTTGAAGAACTGAAACAGGAATATAACGGGCTTATTAAACGGGAACTAAGAGCTGAGAAATGGATGGATACAGCCGATAAGGAAGACATTAAAAAGTGGATGCCAAACTATATGGGAATAACAATAAAACTCAGCAGATTAATGGCTGAATATAGAAAAATAACTGGAAAGGAAATGAGTGATAAGGAGGTATTTAAGGGGTTTGACCTATGAAGATGTGGTTAATAAATTGATTAGAGTTGTGGTTGAAGGTATAGCGAATACCACAGACGCGGAGACATTGGAGAAATACCAAAGGATATTGGACTTCTTCAACCAGATATTAGAGAGAGGAGAATAAAAAAATGGGTCTTAGAAGATGGGATAAAAAGAAAATAGCTAAGTTAAAAAAATATTGGCTGGTGAAAACTAATACTGAAATAGGAAATATGCTGGGTATAAGTGCTGTATCTGTAGGTAAAAAGGCTAGAGATATCGGGCTTGCAAATAAAAGAGAAATGTATCGAGGGGCAGATAGGGCATGGCATAATCCAAGATATACACCTGAACCGGGAGAGATTGAACAATACGGGCCACGATATGACACAATCAAGGAAATAGAAGGACGTAGGAAAACAGCTATGTTAAAGCACGTTAAAAAGAATTTCAAAAAGGGTGACAAAATAAAGCTTATAAACTATGAATCTGACAATTCCGCAACTTTGAAATATGGTAAAAGATATTTAACTCCTAAGAAGAAAAGTGGAGAGATAACGGACATAACGAATTGTTTAATTGTAGTACGTAGAAAGCATTATAATGAGTGTTTCAGATTTGCGGATATATTAAGTGGCAGAACAGTTGTGGAGGGATTGAATGTATGTCAATAGCTGGGGAAATAGCTATATTTCAATAAAACAAGTAAAGGCAGTAAAGCATAGCTTTAGACTTGGACAAAAGATACGTTTAATCGAGCATATGGGCAGAAATAAAGACAGATATGTGCGAGGGAGAGTAATTAATAAGGCAAGTTACAATCTAACGATTATGGTATCTAAAAACGGAATAGAGAGATACCCAGAAAGTTTTAAGTATGTGGATTTTATTCTGGGTGTAGTTCAAAAACTAGAATAGCAAAATTTAAAACGAGAAGGGGCAAATTTAAGAGGAAAATATATTTTTGGTATAGTTGGACACTTTGAAATTAAAATGGCTTTAAAATGGCTGTACGTTCGATAGAAGATATATAAATAAAGTACAGAATATTCAAACTAAAGAATTTAAGTAAAAGACTAAAAGAATAAATTATCATCATGAAAATGTATAAATGAATAAAATATTTCATAAAAGGGAGGTAGTAAAATTGATAAGTCTGAAACAGTATTTGACATCTGGGTTGGACTTATTCGAAGAAAGCTATAAGAAAGTAAGATGCAGGTACAAAATTGATGGAGTATGGCATAGAGCAAGAATCAATCTGGATAAAGGTCTTATATATAGTGCAGATGGGAAGAGAGTAATTAGAAGGTGCCATATATGTATGTAGTTATTGGGATATTGGCGGCGGTTTGTGTGATTCTGTGTTTAAAATGGAGGGAAAAATAATATGTCAAAAGAAATTAAATTTCGTGCTTGGGATAAGCAAAATAAAAACATGGAAGAAGTAGATTTACTAGGCAGTAATGTATTGCACATTAAAAATTCTGAATGGGAGAATATAGAAGATTTTGAAGTGATGCAGTATACGGGATTAAAAGATAAGAATGGTGTAGAGATATATGAAGGAGATATTATAAGAGAACAAAGTAAAAGATTAGATAAATATTTTGTAGTTGAATGGCTTGATAGGATAGGAAGTTACAGTTTTCAGCCAGTAGATAAAGAAGCAAAATCTTGGCCTTGCTTTAATTTTGGGAGTGCAAAAAATCTTGAAATTGTTGGGAATATCTATAAGAATAAAGAGTTATTGGAGGGAAGTAAATGAAACATTATGACAATACGGATAACTTTAGAAAGAGAACACATACGGTAAGAGTTACATTTCAATTTGAAGATTATAAAGGACATATAGCTTATAAAATGGGTGGAAATTGTATGGGGTTAGATATTTTAAATACATTTGATCCAGAATGTACAAACCAAGATGATATAGATAGCTTTGTAGAAAATGATTGCAATTTTGCATTTAATGAAGACATGAATTTATTTAGTTTGACATTGAGTAATGATAAGGGTGAAACGGTTGAATTTGAAGAAGATGAAGATTCTGACATAAATAAAAAAGTTGTTGCTATAGAGATTATAGATTGCAAGGAGGATAAATAGATTGGATATAAAAAAGATGTTAGCAGACCAAAAAGAATTGGATGACAAGATACTAAGCAATGCAGGGATAGAGAAATATCCGCTTGAGAATATAAAATTGGCTTTGCTGGTGGAGCTTGGAGAGTTGGCGAATGAGTGGCAGGGATTTAAACATTGGAAGAAGCATAGGGAAATCAATAGAGAAAAGTTACTTGAAGAATTTGCTGACTGTCTACACTTTGCACTTAGCATAGAAAACTACTATGAAAGCAAGGATCATAAACTTAATGGTGATTTTAGTGAAGATAGTTTTAACTCAATTTCGGATTTTTTAGGGAAAGACAAAACAACATTGACAGACATAATAGAAGGATTTTTTGTTACTTATGATGTGGTCTTGAATGATACTAGAGATGTGCTTGTGTATATTGTTGGACTAGGATTAATGCTTGGCATTAGCAAAGAAGAGATGGAGCAGGCTTATTACAAGAAAAATGCAGTCAATTATAAAAGGCAGGAAGAAGGATATTAAGGAGGGGTAAATGGTTAGTATATGGTTTTTACCCTGGGTATTTAGTGCTGGATGCGTATGTGGATTTTTCTTTTACGGATGCATAGATAAGGAGGGATAAACAGTGATAGCAAGGCCTAAATATAACCGTACATCTAAGAAATGGAATATAGCTTGTATATTGGATAAAGATGAATTACCACTAGGGCATAGAGAAGGGGAATTTGTAAAATATGAAAGCTTTGATAGTAAACAACAGGCCACAGATTATATAAACAATAGAGAAGATTTGGAACTCAAGGTAAAGGAGGGATAATTTGAAACCTATATTATTTAATACTCCTATGGTACAGGCAATACTAGAAGGCAGAAAAACAAGTACCAGAAGGATTATAAAACCACAACCCAAACAACCGGTACCACTAGGATTTATTTCGGGCTCAACGGACAACAAGCGTATTGGGTATTATGGCTGGGGACAAGACGAGTATGGCGGAATAATTGATATAGCAAAGCCACCATATAAGATAGGAGATATTCTCTATGTGAGAGAAACGTGGTGTCAGTCTACAGAAATAGAACCTAATTATGGGAAACAACAATACCATTATAAAGCTTCACCAGATGATTTTATACGTCAAGCACCAGAAGGATTTATTAAATGGAAACCTAGTATTCATATGCTTAAGTCTGCAGCAAGAATATTTTTAAAGGTTACAGATATAAAAGTAGAGAGATTGCAGAATATTACAGAAAGAGAGGCATTAAAAGAAGGAATTAGAAGATATCATTTCAATTTGAATATGCCTGATGCATACGGGGATGCCCTTTACACAGACCATAAATTGGCATTTAAACAGTTATGGAATAGCACAGTAAATAAAAAGAATATTGATAAATACGGGTGGGATGCAGACCCATACATCTGGACAATAGAGTTCCAGAGAGTAGAGAAGGAGGGATAGAATGCCATTTCATAAAGTGGATGCAGAACGGAAAACGAATGAATTCATAAAGGAACACCCAGAAGAGAAATATTCTTTTATTGCTCAAGACAGATGGTATGAATTAAGGAAAGCACTAAAAGAAACTAGAGAAGCATACCATATCAATTTAGAGCATATCTCAAAAGAAACCGACATGAGCATAGAAAAGTTAAAAGATATAGAGCATGGAGAAGACACCAATATACTGGATTATTTAAAATACTCTAAAGTGTTAGGAAGTAGTTTATATCTTCAACCATGGGAGGGATAAAGTGTGAATAAACCACATTGTTACGGGAAAATGAATTGGATTTTAAAATATCCAGAAGATGATACTCCTAAAGGTTCTATATGCAGTTGCCAATATACAAATAGTTGTTTAAGACTTACTAGAAATAAAGCTGAAAGTGAAATATGCCCATGTACCTATGAACCGTGTGATAGAGAAGATAAAGACTGTAATAAATGTTTGAAGGAGGGATAAAAGTGTATAGATATTATTCTACAGAAAGACCTATAAGCTTAGGAACCTTTCCTAAGACGAAAGACAATGTGCCTGTGGATATAGAGAATTTTGAAACAAAGAAATATGTTGATGAGATAAAACGTGAAGCTTATGGATATCTGGAATATGAACACAAGCTGACTGACAAGCAGATATTTGACTATGAATTGTATCCTACAATAGTAGAGAAGGGATAAGCATTGGATATTAAGATAGGAGCTACAGTAAAATTGGAGAATGGTAATACAGGTAAGGTAATAGGTCAGCTAGATAGTGGAGAATACATGATAAAGAGTGGTAAAGAAATATTGTATTGCCAGAAGAAAGACATTGTTAGTGTAGAAAAGTAGGTAGGGAAAAATATTTATGAAGAAAAAAATTCCAATAAAAATTGTCATTGGCAAGACATATAAGAATTTTGCGGACAATTGGAGAACAGTATTGGCAGTTACAGAAAGTTCGACCGGGGTTAAGGTGACGTATGAAGATGGCACAGGACTTCCGAGGACTTGTGAAATAGACACATTTAGGCAATGGATAAAAAAGAATTATTACTAAAATTAATTTGATTTCAAAATGGAGGGTTTAAAAAATGCATGAAACAGATATGGATAATCCAAAAGTTAAATATATGATATGTGCTTTATGCCATGAAAAGTTACATCCATTAGATGCACATATGATTAGAATAAATGGTAAATTAGATGTTGCACATATAGATTGCTGTAATGAGATTATAAAGAATAAAGAATAGAAATAATTTAAGGCACTAATACACTAGATACGGAATAGTTAAAACTATAGTGTATTAGTGTAATAGAAAAGCATTAAAGGTATAAAACAATGGTTATAAAAGATGCAAAGAAAATAAAGTTTGGTAAGCAAATAAGTATATGGGATAGAAAAATACTTAAAGGGGTGCAGCTAAAAATGGATTTGGATAGCAAGAATAAAGGAGAAAAAGGATATATGGTGGGGAGAGGTATTGGGTGCTGCTGTAGGATTGCTAATGGTAATTAGATTTTTAATATAAAAATAAGAAGGGGATAAATTAAATGTATGTTTTAAAATTAAATGAAAAAGAGTGCAGAGTTATTATACAAGGGTTAACTTGTTTAACTGCGGATAGTGCAAATGCAATTAATTTTCCAATACGCAATATCAAAAAATTAATAAATAAATTTGAAGCCATGAATGAATGTAAAGTAAGAAGCTTAGGAGGTAAATATGTTTTAGAGTTTAAAGGAGATATAGTAACAGAGTTTAACAAAGAAAAGCATAAACGGATACCACGTGAATTTAATTCTATAAAAAATGCTAAAGACTATATAGCAAAGAATTTTGTATCTGTTATGTATAAATTATAGGGTGCAGCTAGAAAGGAGAAATAGAGAAGGAGATCTTAAAAGTGAAGTTATCCGAGTACTACGACAAATGGATCGTAACTTATAAAAAGAATAATGTAAGGCCTGTAACATATAGGAAATATGTAATGACAAGTAAATCATTAAAGAAACTAGAGCCTACGTGTGAAATTACGGATTTTGATAGAGGGACATACCAAAAACTTATTAATAGATATGCAGAGACACATGAGCATTTAACGGTTATGGATTTCCACAGGCAGATTAGAGCTAGTGTTTTAGATGCTTTAGATGAAGGAATTATTGGAAGGGATTTTACAAGGCGGGTACAGATTGGAGGTAAGCCCAAAGCTAAAAAGATAAAAAAGTTTTTAGAGGAAGATGAAGCTAAAAAGTTTATAGCTGATTTGAACGTTAATACAAAAGAATTAAACTGGGATCACTTTTTACTACTGCTGATCAATACTGGATTGCGTTATGCAGAGGGCTTGGCACTGACACCGAATGATTTTAATTTTGACGATAGAAAAGTTGATATAAATAAATCATATGACTATAAAACTAAAATCAAGGCTAATAGATTTCAACCTACAAAGAACCCTTCATCAAATCGGATTATATCACTAGATTTAAAGACAGCATGGATATTAAGACCAATAATAGAAAAGCTAGATCCAACAGAGCCAATTTTCCCATATTGGTATGGTGGCGGGCATGTAATAATATATAATTCGACAATCAATGACATAATAGCCCGACATTGTGCTAACGCTGGGGTTGGGAGGATAACAGTACATGGATTGAGACATACACATGCAAGCCTGCTTATAGCAAAGAAGGTTAGCATACAGGCAGTTGCCAAAAGGCTGGGGCATGCAAACACTATAACAACTCAATCGACGTATATTCATCCACTTAAAACAGCAATGAAAGAGGCGGATGAAAGGATAGAAAGTATATTAGTTAATATGTAATTGTGGTATTTTCCAAAATGGAAAATCAGATATTTAAGGGAATAAGCTGAAATCACGTAACAGATATATGCTAAGTGTATTAGTAAAATAATAATGTAGTACAGTATAAAAGCTGTACTACATACAAAGGAATGGTGAAATGAGTTATAAACATTGTGTGAATTGTGGTTCTACGAGATTGCTACAAAAGCACCACGTAATTCATAGATCTGAGTGCGGTGCATTAATACATTGTAAAAAGAATCTAGTTTATTTATGCAGAAAATGTCATACGGAAGAGACATATGCAGTACACCAAAAGAATGGGCATGAGTTAGATATAAAGTTGAAACTAGAGTTCCAGAATTGGTTAGAAAGTGTATTTACAGAGGATAGATATACCCTAGATGAAATACGGAAGAAGTTAGATATATCTAAAGATGCAGCTAGAAGCTTATCCAAGCTTATGGATATAGATAGAGGAGCTTACTGCAGAGAAGATATAATTAGAACCGCAATGGGTGGAAAAATAATTGATTTGGAGGAGATTAAATGAAAAAATATACATTACTAGAAGCTTTAAATATGCTCAAACAAGACCATGATTTAGTATTTAAAATAGTTCCAGAAAAAAATCCTTGTACCCAAACAATTTCATCAAGCGTATTTAAAAATGTGATAGTAGATTGTCAAGGGTGCCAAGGGCAGAATGGGTGTTGCTCATTACAATTTAGCGATACGTGGATTTTAGAACCACGACCAGTAAGTTTTATGGAAGCTATAAAGAGCAAAAAGAAAATTAGAGTAGAGCACCCTCTTTTAAATACAGAGTATTTTGTTTTAGATGATATGTTGGATAAGCTATGCAGAACATTTTTAAATAAAGACATAATTGATATATTAACTAATGGTAAATGGTATATAAAGGAGGATGAAGAAGAGACTACCTCTGCGGACAAAACAAAATTTATAGAAATAAATTATAAGGACTTAAGAGATAATGAGAGACATACAAAAGACTTTGCTACTAGAGAAGAATATGAAAAGTGGCACGAGGAAAATTGGAATTACGTGGTAATTAATGGGTAGGAGGATGAAGAATAGATGAAAGATGAAGTATCTGAATGTATAGATTTAATTACAAAAGAAATAGAGAATCAGCAAAATAAAAAAGACGATTTTGATGTCACAGGATTGATAAAGCAAGGTGAAATACAAGGGCTAGAGATAGCAAGAGCAATATTAACTCAATATTGGGAGGGTGAAAACTAGTGAAAATAGAAAATGTAAGAGTATATGATTTGGAAGAAAGTATAAAAGCAAGTAAATATCCTATGTCAGTAGATACTGATAAATGTAATTCTGATATTACAGATATGGTTAAAAAGTTAGCTCAATCACCTAAAGGAGAAGCACACGACCAATTTTTATCTGGAATAAGAGTAGCCTTTGATTTGACTTGTAGTAATAAAATGTGGGTAGAGTTGGAGAGATATAGATTTATTACTTTTGTCAGCAGCCAAAGTACCATGCATAGAATCTCAAAGTTTGATTTATCCAAGCAGTATAACCAATATGTAGATCCAAGAATAATTGATGTAATGGAAGAATTAAAAGACACCTATAATCAAACACATGACCCATACGATTATTTAAAACTCTTGTATTCTAATCCGGCGGGATTTGAACTTACTGCAAGACTTACTACTAATTATAGATGTCTAAAAGGCGTGTATAGTCAGAGAAGGAATCATAAATTACCAGAATGGCGTTCGCTATGTAAATGGATTGAGACTTTGCCATATGGCGAGGGGCTAATTGTGGGGAGCGAAGGATAAATGACAAATAGTAAACGTAAGGGAGCCAAAGGAGAGAGGGAACTCTCTTCTAAACTCCGAGAATATGGTTTTAATACAAGGCGTGGTCAGCAATATTGCGGGGCTAATGGTGATGCTGATGTAGTAGGGCTACCAGGCGTTCATATAGAGTGTAAAAGGGTACAAAAACTTAATCTATATGATGCTATGACACAAGCTAAATCAGATGCCAAAGAGGGTGAGATACCTACTGTATTTCATAGAAAAGATAGATGCGAATGGCTTGTTACTATGAGATTAGATGATTATATGAAGATGTACAAAACTTATTATGAAAACCTAAAAGAGGGTGATTAATATAAAGTATATATTGATACTTATAGGATTATGGATTGGGATTAGCTTGATAGTGTCGGTTATTGTGTTTGGTCTGATATATAGAAGACAGAAAAAAATAGATGAACGTATTGAAAAAATGCATAAGAATTTTGAGAAAAGATGGGATAAGTGGGGTAGGTGATCAAATGAAATGTAAGTCTTGTGGTTCTATGGAGTGGAAGAAATTAGGAAGCTTAAGGATATGTAAAAAATGTGGGCATACAGAATGTATATATTTTAAACCAATACATGAGAATGAAATAAAAGATTGTGGAAATTGCAGACATTATAAAGATTGTTTTGAATAGAGGCAGGTGATTAAATGGTTTCTAATATTCTAAATAAGCTGAATATAGCTGAGCAAATGGAGTTAAGGTCTTATATAAGTAGACAAGTAGAGAAGAAGATATTACAGGCGACAGAAGAAATGGATAAAAAGGCTGCAAATATGGAGGAAAAAATTTCTAAGATTACTGATAATACATGGCAAATGATTGATAGTTGGCTTCATATGGCTATGAGAGATTACCATATTAGCGATAAAAGAATAAAGGATATAAATGTAAGACTACAAGAATTAGCAAAAAAATATGATGGAAAATTGCTTATAGGGGAAGAACTAAAATCTGGTTATAAAGTAATGAAGGATGAAGATTTTAGAAGTATAATAGAAAATTTAATTGAAGGTAGTTGCAAGAATTGTAATAAACATAGCAAAGGCTGCGAGGTATTCGGGATACTAAAAAAGTACGGTATCCCGTACCCTACAGGGGAAAGGAAGAAATGCAAATATGGATATAGGAGGTAAAGAAATATGTCTGTAGAGCCTATAGAAGTAACAGATGCATTATATAATACATCTAAAAGATTAGATAAAGGTGCTGACATAATAACTTCTAAAGCTAAGGATTTTGCACAATCTGAGAAGATATATAGAATAGCATTGGCAAAGGAAATTACAAAGTTAAGGACAGAAGGTGTGCCTACTACACTTATAAATAATTTAGCAAGAGGTAATGAAAATGTAGCTGATTTAAAATTCAACAGAGATTTATCACAGGAAGTTTTAAAAGCAAGCCATTCAATGTTAAGAGCTTTAGAAACTGAGGTTAGTGCCTTACAAAGTATATTGAGGGTGCAAGAAAGAATTGAGAAGTAGGTGAAATATATGAATATTGGGGAAAAAATTAAAAAAATAAGAACTCAACAAAATAAATCTACTTATGAATTAGCTGATATAATAAATAAAAATGGTTTTAAAATAAGTCAATCAGCAATAAGTAAAATTGAAAACGGTAGGAAAAAAATAGATATTGAAACACTTAAAGAAATAGCCAAAGCATTAGATATTGAAGTGGATTTATTAATTACGAATCAGAAGCCTAACATCGGAGAAAAAATTAAATATTTTAGAGAAAAAGCTCATTTAACTCAAAAAGAATTAGGCAAAAAAGTATATAAATCTGAAATATCAATTAGAAAATATGAAAGTGGCAAAGTAAATATACCTTTATCTGTACAACTTGATATTTGCAGGGTACTTCAAATTGCACCATATGAATTACAAGCTGGGTTCAAAATAAAGGAAGAAACAAATGATATAGACCTATCTAAAATATCTACATTAAAACTCATAAAAGAGCTTAATAGTAGAGAAGATTTTCCTATAAAAATATTAAGGAAGGGAGCAAGCAAATGAGTAAATTTAACGTTATTTTATCTTATAAAGAATTACTAATATTAAAACATGCATTAGAAAAGAAAATAACAGATAAAGAGATGGCGGTTGTTATGGCTAATTGTTTAGAAAATAGTACAGCCGATAAAGAACAATTGCAGAAAGATCTACAGGATGAAACAAAATTGTATGAAAAGATATCTGGCATTGTGGAAACTTTAAGGGAGGAATGGAAACATAATAGAAAGACTACTTATTCATTTTAGATATATTCTTAATATTTAAAATTGAATGTGCTAAACTATATATAGAGATGAATATCGGCATAGATCTCCTAAAAGGTGGTCTACAAAGCATACCTAAAAGGGGGTGCAAATATGGATTCCATGTTGGAAGAAATGGCAACTAAATTAAAAAATTATTTCAGGCGAGATGAAAGGTTGAAATCTTTAAACGGAAAGCTCAAAAGGCTAAAAGACCAGCTGGCAGAGATAGAATATAAGCTAGAGAATACAGATATACACCTTCCGGAAGAATCGCTGTCAATAAGCTATGAAGAAAGAGTACAAGGTGGACATTCTGTGTCCGGTTTTGCAGAGAAAGCTACTATCAGGATAATTAAAAGATTGGAAGAAAGGCAAGCGTGGTACAAAAGCGAAATTGCATATTTGGAAGAAAAAATTGATGATATAAATTTAGATAATGGTTATATAGAAGATAATATAGGAATGTTAGAAAAAGGAGACTATGAGTTTTTGAAAAAGAAATATGGTGAGGATTGGACAGATGAACGATTAGGAATGAAATATGGTATTACCCACCAAGCAGCTACAGATAGAAAAAATAAATTATTGCAGAATGTAGCTAACTGGGAAATATGGCAGTCTCACGATAGATAGCATATAAGCATAGATTAATTTCTATGCTTATTTTTTAAAAAACTTTTAGAAAACCATTTACTTATATAAGTAAATAAGGTATAATTAAAATAAAGATAAGGGAAGGGGATATAAATATGGATAAAATTACAATTATAAAAGATTTTTTAAACAAGGGAATGAAAGAAATAACAAGACCTGGAGATAAAGAACTATTAGAAAAAAGATTAAACAAAGTTGAAAATGCAGAGATAACAGAGGATATGCTACATCATATAGTTTATTTACTAGATGCTTTAGAAATAATTTCAGACAAAATTCCAGAATTAGACAAAAATATAAATTGGATTATAAATACAGAAGGGCCAAAACTTACAGAGGTATTTATAGTACCGAATGAACAACTCAGTAAAATCCAAATACCTTCTTGGCTGGCTAGTAAAAACGGATTGGCAACAAGCTTTAAAGCAGTTATTACTAAAGAGACGGAAAAGGCAATTCAGATTAATTATGAAACTTGGTTGCCTAAAAGCCAAACAATTATTAAATAAAAAGTAAAATATTTTAGAAAAACTATTTACTTATATAAGTAAATATGTTATACTATATTTGTAAGATAAAGAAAGGGGATATGAAGATGAAATTTGAATGTAAATCTAAAAAAGGAAATGTGCTAAAGATAGATACAGAAATTTCAATAGATGAATATAATTACGGAAAGGAATTAAGAGTTAATAAAGCTAACTTGGACGGTAATGAGATACAAAAAGACGGTCAAGTAGTTGCTATGAAAGTAGAGAAAGTAATAGCAAATGGAAAGCCGGTTGTTGCTGTAAGAGCAGACTTCAATGCCTGCAAACAAATACTTAAAATATTAAAGAGCAGAAGGAAAATAGACCATTGTTACTTCAAAGGTTGTAAAGAGCTAGAAGATTATTATAACAATATTTTCCCAAAAGAAGCCGAAAAGATAATTGAAAAACTTAAAAGAGAGAAGGAAACGAAATTAGAAGCAGAATTTGCAAAGATACAGGATATAGACATTATAGAGATCAAGGACCATTCTTATTATGGTATAAGTGTATGCAACGAAGCATCACATTGTAAGTTCTTTACAGAGTTTGCAAAGGTGCTAAAAGCTTGTAAATATACACTGCCTCAAGAATATCAAACAGATGTGGATTGGGGAGATTACAGCGACGAAGTTACTTACAAAATCCCATTTGGAAAGCTTAAAGAAATATTTGAAGATGCAAAATCAAAGTTGGTAGAGATACAGGCAAAGAAAAAGGCTGAACAGGATACTAGAGATGCAAAAGAGAAAGCTATTTTCCAGAAAGCGAAGGAAACAGGAGAACCACAGGAACTCAGTCGAATATTGGCAGAATGCAATGACCCAGACGAAGATTGTAGCTTAGATATTGTTTACACTATGGCGATGCCAGATGGTACAACGCAGCAAAAAAGACAGCATACTTGGTAGAGGAGGAAATAGATAGATGAATAGAGAAAGTTTAAAGGGGCTTACCAAAGCCCAATTAATCAACATAATTGAAGGATTTGAAGAAACCTCAAGTGGAATGGTTGATTATGACTCAAGAGATTATGAAGATAGGAAGAATGAATTAGAGGATATATCATGCAGAGGGGATGCTTACATGGAATCTCATGGAAGAATTGATTATGGATATGGAGTAGGTGTATACGGACCGTTATAGAAAATATAGTTTGCGGTTATCATAGGCCACAGAAAGGAAGGTTGATATGCTAGATGAAAATTTGCATGTAGATGTAGAAAAGTTCACAGACTGGGCTAAACGACATTTTTACATGGAGGATATTGTAGATATAGAAGAAGATTATACAGGAGAAGAGCTAGAAAGAAAGCTTATAGAGGGGGGAGCCCGCATTGTCAAAGATGCAATTATCTACGATAAAGAAGGACATTGGTTTAAACAAGGAGAAATAACAGGGGCAGATATTTCATAGAATATATTTTGGTTGGCAGTTATCCAAAAAACTGCCAATAAGGAGGAACTAATATGAAATTAACAAAAAAATGTAGTGAGGTAGTGGGGAAAGGCAGCGTAAAGATAGTCAATCTTACGCCTCATGAAATTAACATCATTTTAGACAATAGAAACATTAAAATAGATCCTTCAGGCACAGTTGCCAGATGTACTGTAAGGATAGAAAAGGCAGGGGTAATTAAGACTATAGACGAAAAAGATCCATGCGTAAACTGTTTGCAGAGTGGTCAGGATTCCACAAGCTGTGATTTGGCTATATCTCCGGATATCTTCGGAGATAGCAATAGAGGAAGATGCCCGGATATTACAGTACAGATTCCACTTTCAAAAAGCGTATTTGGAGAAGTTGAAAATTTGCCAGACCCTCAAGAAGATACAGTATTCGTTGTTTCATCTATAGTTGCACAAGCCGTTTCAGGTAGAAAAGACATATTTATTGTCAATGATACAGTTAGAGACAAAAACGGTAGAATTATAGGGTGCAGAAGTTTGGCTCATATTTAATTTTTGGTTGGCAGTTATCCAGAAAACTGCCATAAGGAGGAATTAAAAATGGAAAAAATATATTCAGAAGAAGTAAAACCAGAATTAAGTAAAAAATTTTTGGAAGGAAAATTAATTGTCGAAACACCAACTAAAGAGGAAGCTTTAAAGTTGTTGAATTGGATAAGTAAACAACACGTTAACTGGAGCCCGAGCAATGGAAAACCAGACCTAACAGATGCTGAGGAATGGGAAGAGTATAGAGAGAAGACTCAATACAATATAGAAGAATCCAACGCAAGAGATGGAATGGAATTAGTATGGGATGATGGATTTTGCTGTGATAGAGATAAAGTCAAATTTGAAGACTTTATCTCTACGGGGAAAATAAATAAAGGTATAAAAGTAATAACAAGATTTTGGAAAGTCAACCTTGATGAAGTAAAGGCTGATGAGACATTAAAAAGGGTGCTGTATGCACCAGACTTTGATATAAAATATGATTTAAAGCATATCTACAAATACCTGGGAAAGCAATATGGATACAGGCTTAAAGAAATGGGAGACTGTATCCGAGATTGTGAAAAGTTTGGTTTTGGAAAATTAAGCGATAACTATACACCAGCATTTGGGAGCATAGCAATTACTCCAAAATGCGCAATAATAAAAGACGCTGATGTTTTTTATACCCGTGAACAGTGGGACGAACACAGCGGGACAATGTGTTATTATTGTTATAGGGTTACATTATTCCCTTTAGAAGATATAAAAATAGGGGAATATGTCGATAAGAATATAGATGGAAGTTTCGACGTAAATGAAGAAAAAAATTATGTTAGCATTTACACCAGAGACTAGAAGAAAGGGCATAGCCTAGAGGCTACACCCTTTCTAATAAATAAAAATATAAAAATTTTAATTCCTTGTAGGTATGCTAAAATGTTACCTTTATTAAAGCATATCTATAGGGAAATGTCAAGGAGGAATTAAAATGGCATGGTATTATGGGACTTATTCATGCGGTCATGAAGGTCGTGTGAACATAATAGGCCCTATGAAGTTTAGAGAGTACAAGAAAGAAAGGGCATTTGAAGGCATGTGCCCTGACTGCTGGGAGAAATATAAACAGGGAGAGCATGAGAAAGCAAACAAAGAGGCTGCGGAAAAAGCAAAAGAGATGGAGTTGCCGAAACTAGAGGGGACGGAAAAGCAAGTTCCATGGGCGAATACTATTAGGCAAAAATTTATAGATAGTTTTATAGAGAATGAAATCACAAAACGAGAATTCTCTATTTTGGAATTTGAATGTAGTGGTTTCCGTAAGGTTGTAAAAGATATAAGCGATATTAAAAACATTGCTTATTGGTGTATAGAAAATGTCACCAAGGCTCACGAGTGGATTGAAAATCAGGGGTCTGTTATGATAGCAGCGTACTTTAGAGAAGCACTGAAATCTCCAGAGGAAAGAGCAAAAGAAGAAGCAGAGAGGGAAGAAAAAAGGCAACTAGAATTGGAAGCTACTGTTTTCCCAGAGAAAAAAGTTACAGAAGCAGTAGTAAAAATAAAGTATACCAAAAAGAAAATATGGGCATGCTTTGAGAAAAATGAAGATTTTAGGCTACTTGTAAAATCTTTGGGCTATAGCTGGGAAGATGGAGTATGGGAAAGAAGCATTGGAGAAACTACAGGTTATGCAGAAGATAGAGCTGCAGAGTTGGGAAATAAATTACTTAATGCCGGTTTCCCTATAAGAATAATGGATGAAAAAGTTCGTAATAATGCTATAAATGGCATATATGAACAGGAATGTAAAAGATGGATAAAATATAAGCCTAAAGAAGATAGGCTTGTTATTAAGTGGAAAGGATACAATGACAATTTATATAGCGTGTCTAAATCTATTCCAGGAGCATATTGGGATAGTGGCATGTGCCTAAAAGTTAATCACTATAAGGAAGTAGAAGATTTTGCCAAATTATATGAATTTAAATTTACAACAGCTGCACGAAAAGCTATTGAAGATCATAAGGAGAAAATGAAGGAAATTGAAACTATAAATCCCAAAGAAGTTAAAGAAGAAGAACCTAAAAACGGACTAGAAGAAATACTAAATTCTAGTTCAGATATAATAGAGGATTTAAAAGATGATTAGAGGGTGATAATATAGAGCTTAAAACTAAACCTTTAATACAGCAAAAAAAAGCAGTAGAGAAACTTAGGCATATAAAAGTTGGCGCTTTATATATGGAAATGGGCACGGGCAAGACCCGAACAGCTTTAGAATTAATAAATTTAAGATTAACTAAAGGTAAGGTAAATAAAATATTATGGCTATGTCCTTGCTCTGTAAAAAGGAATCTAAGGGAGGATATAATAAAACATACAGGAGAAGGACAAGAGGATTTAATTACTATTTGTGGTATAGAAACACTTTCAAGCAGTATAAGAACCAATATAAGACTACTTAAAATGGTAAAGAAATACAAGGCCTATTTAATAGTAGATGAAAGCAATCTTGTTAAAAATTTTTTTGCACAACGTACAAAAAATATAGTACGTATTGCCCAATATTGTAAGTATAAATTAATCTTAAACGGTACTCCGATTAGTAAATCAGAAAAAGATTTATTTGCACAATGGTATATATTGGATTGGCGAATTTTAGGATATCAATCTTTCTGGAGCTTTGCAGCTAATCATCTTGAATATGATGATAGAATTCCAGGAAAAATAAATAGATGCCTTAATACAGATTACCTCGTTAGGAAAATAGCTCCATATACTTACCAAGTTAAAAAAGACGAATGTTTGGATTTACCTGATAAGACATATGAAACTATTTACTATGAGCTTGATTATGAGCAGAATATTGAATATGAAAGAGTGAAAGATTTATTTCTATCCGATGTAGATGAATTTGAACCAGACACAATATATAGGCTGTTATCTGCTATGCAGCTTGTTATAAGCGGAAGATATATAACTAGCTGTTTACAGGAATCTATAAATAGTATTCCTATGTTCGAAAAGCCAGAGGATAATCCACGCGTACAGATTTTATTGGATACAATAAGTAAATTATCCGGGAAAGTTATCATATTTTGTAAGTATTCCAGAGAGATACTTGATTTATTAGGTATTTTAAATAACATTTACGGGGAAGATTCCGCAGTACCTATTTATGGGAAATTAAGTAATAAAGCAAGACAAAATAATATAGAAAAATTTAAAAATACCGCAAAGTTTTTAATTGCAAATAAACAATGCGCAGGATATGGACTGAATTTGCAATTCTGCCACTATATAATTTATTATTCTAATGACTGGGATTATGCTACAAGATCTCAATCTGAAGATAGAGTGCACCGCATAGGCCAAGATCATAAAGTACATATAATGGACATATGTGCTTATAACAAACTAGATGAAAGGATTTTAAGTTGCTTGTGGAGAAAAGAAGATTTAGTGGAAGAATTTAAGAAGGAAATTAGCAAGAAAAACAATGTCTCGGTTTGGATGGATGGAGGTGTTAAAAATTATAAGAATAGGGTTATCAAAAATACAAAAAAGAAAGTTAGTAGTTGATTATGTAAAAGAGAACAATATAAAAAAGGTATTTTGCTTTTACTTTAAGTCATTTAAGCCATCATATAATGTATCTTGCGAAATAGAATATATAGAATATGCAGATATAGAGATGTATAAATATTTCTATAGGTTGTTGGAAGAAATAGACGATACAAGTTTAATAGTTATGGATGGATGCTTGAGGACCCAAAACAGAAGTGAACTAATCTATAACTGTGCTCATCATTATTTAAATCAGACTGAGCATCACATTATATTTGAACTATTTCCTATAATTGATACTAAAGAGGATTTTATGATTCTCCTGGATTTTGATCATCCAAATAAATACAAGGGAAGGTCATTTGACTACATCTATTTACAGCAAGAAGATGTAAAAATCAGGCCATATAAAGTCAAAATGAATGTTATAAATGTTCCAATAACAGATAAAGAAAAACAGAAATATGAAAAGAAAAAGGAATATTTATTTGATAATTTAGGAAACAAAGAACCAGATACAATACCTAGAAACTTGCAGTTGCTAGTTGGAAACTTTAAGAAAAAAGCTATTGAGCAAGACAAAGCATATGTTGCTAGGAATAAAAGGTTTAAATTAAACAATGTTCTATCTTATAAAGATATTAATTCAAAGAGCAATTATATTGTTATAGACACACACTATAGGCGTCTTAATATGAATGACTTTATAAAAGTAAGCGGGATGCATACAATTAAGTATTTGGCAACATTATTGCCAATAGATGATTACATAATTACAGAGTTTAGTAAATGGAAAGCGAGGTTAGAGTCTATTTATGCTCAAGCAAGTTTATATAAATAAAAGTGTATTACAGGCTGCAAAAGAAAGAATATCATACGTTTTCGATGAATTTCCAAACGTCTGTGTATCCATAAGCGGAGGCAAAGACAGTACAACATTAGCCCATTTAACACTTATGGAAGCACATAAAAGAGATAGAAAAGTCGGGATATTTTTTTTAGATGAAGAGGTTGTATATGATAGTACAATTAAGCAAGTGAAATACATAATGAACTTGTTTCCTGAAAATACGATTAAGCTATGGTATCAAATACCATTTCATCTTACAAATGCAACAAGCTTAAAGGAAACACAATTTATACCTTGGGAACCCGGGAAAGCTAAATTATGGATGCGACACAAGGAACCGGATAGTATACAGCATAAGCCATGGCCGAAAGAAAAAGAAACTGTGAGAGATAAAAATAAAGGTTTTGGGTTTTATGATGTTATAGAAAATTTTGAGAATTCCAGAGAAAACACTGCTTTTCTCGTAGGATTAAGAGCAACAGAAAGCCCAAATAGATGGAGAGCTGTATCAAAAAACCCGGGACATAAGAATATGTACTATGCTACAAAATTGAAACATGGCAATGTAAGTGCATATCCTCTCTATGATTGGAACTTTCAAGACATATGGAAATATATCTATGATAATAAATTGAAATATTCTAGGATATATGACTATATGTATAAGAAAGGCATGGGTTTACAAGAAATAAGGGTATCAAGCCTTATACATGAAAAGAGCTTTAAATCCCTTGTTGAATTGCCAGAATTTGAGCCAAAGACTTACAATAGGCTTTTAAAAAGAGCTAAAGGGATTCAAATAGGACACTTGTATGGCAAAAATAAAGAAATACTAAGAACTCGTAAACTACCTAAAAATTTTAAGTGTTGGAAGGATTATAGAGATTTCTTATTAAAAACCTATCCAGATAAGGATAAAAAATGGATATTTGAAAAAAGATTTAAGAAACATCTTAACAATAACTATGTTGCAAGGCAAGAATGCAGACAACTTATATTAAATGATTATGAAAACAACTTGCCTGTTGACAATAAACCGGACCCAAGGGAAGAAACAATAAAGAAATGGAGGGCAATATTATAAATGAGAGAAATAAAAACGTCTTTAGGTATATTTAAAATACCAGATACACCAACCATAAAAACAAAAAAAGGAGTTTTGAAACTGCCTGTTATGGCTCCTATATTGGTTCCTACTGAGCTAGTACAGGCGAATAATTATAACCCTAATCATGTAGATGACAATAATATGAGATTACTTGAAACTTCAATTTTAGAGAATGGATTCACATTTGCAATTGTTACTGTATGGGACCCCGATATTGAAAAATTTGTTATAGTAGACGGCTTTCATAGAGAAGAAATATTAAAATTTTGGCTTGAATGTGAAGAGATACCTATTGTAGTATTAGAACAGGACATAGCTCAAAGATTAGCGGCAACAGTACAATTCAATAGGGCGAGAGGGGTACATCAAGTTGATCTTATGGGCGATTTGGTTAAATCTCTTTTTGAGCAGGGTCAGGATGACCAAGAAATTGCAAAACAGTTAGGCATGGAACCCGAAGAGGTGTTTAGATTAAAACAGATTACAGGTATTGCAGAGCTTTTTAAAAATCAAAAATATTCTAAGGCATGGGAGATGCATGAGGTGAATGAAAATGTCTAAATGGAATTATGGAGATGCTTATTTAAAGTATCCCCTTTCTCAAGCTCCATATATATTTAATAATGGCAGTATTGTTCAAGTACATGACATATTCAACCCTCTTCCTGAATTTATGAAAAAAGCTGATTTGATTTTTGTAGATCCTCCTTGGAACCGAGGTAATATAAATACTTTTTATATGAAAGCAGAAAAAGAAGAAAGAATAGATAATTTTTCTGATTTTTACATAAGGCTATTTAAATGCATTAGAAAAATAAAAGCTAAAACTTGTTATATAGAAATTGGAAAAGAGTTTTTAGCTGATTTTATAATTGAGGCCAAAAAAATTTATAAATATGTGACTTTCTATAATAGCTCATATTACCATTCTAAAGATAAAATATGTTATGTAATTCGTGGCAGTAGAAAATTTAAGAAACCCAAGTTGGATTATATGGATGAAGAAGATATAATTGAATGGGTTTGCACTAATGAGGATTATGATATTATTGGAGATTTGTGCATGGGTAGAGGATTAGTCGGATTAAATGCATATAAAAATGGTAAGAAATTTGTGGGGACAGAATTAAACCATAAAAGATTATCTGTTTTAATTGAAAGGATAGAAAAATATAAGGAGGGGCAAGGAAATGTTAAATAAAATAGAAGTTGGAAAGAAATATCCCGGGAATTATAATTTTGAAGGAATAAAATTAGATTATAACCATGGATTTACGTTGTATGCATTTCTATCTAATTTATCTAAGGAGGAAGTGCAAGGGTTTAAAAAAGGGAAATATAAATTTGCACTCACGGAGGAACAGGGAATTTTGTTTTTCTTGTCTGAATTTAAAGGTGCAATAGATATGTCAGATGCTCCATTTCATTTTGGATTATACAGAGATGGAAGAATAAAAGATTTGCCTAAAAGTTTAGGGCCTCAAGATGGTTTAAGCTTAACAGTTATAGTAGTAGATTCTGCTACTGGAATAGTAAAGGCCATTAGATATATAGGGTTGTCACATGTTTTTTCTAACAAGCTCATAGAAATATGTATAGAGCAAAGTAAAGGCATTATAGATGTAGAGAAGTACAATAAAAGGCTTAGACTTGTACAAATGCGGTATACGTCGCAGGAATTATACAAAAAATCAATCGTAGAATGTGAGGGAAAATAGATGGCAAAAGGAGATGCAAAACTAATTTTTTTTAAGACAAATTCCGGGGAAGGGGCTAAAGTTACGATACCAAGAGATATCGTAAAAGAATTAAAAATAAAAGGTCAGGAGATATTTTCACAAAAAATTATAGGTAGACATATAGAAATGGAAAGAGTTTCTTCTACTTATAAAGATAACAAAGTATCTGTAAACCAATTCGAGACTTCTACAAGTATACAAACAACAGTGTATATATTACCAGAAATAATAGGCAGGTTGAAACTAAAAAGTGGTGATATGATGCTGTTTGAAAATAAAGGGAATAAAATATTAATAAAAAAATTTTAAGGGAGGATAAAATGAGTTATATTGATGAATTTGAAGAAGTTATGCAAAGCATCTGGAGAAACTTCATTGAAAAGGACGGTATAATAAGCAAATTTAATAAAAGCAATATTTTAGACGAAATAGAAAAAGAAATGGATAGAATAGATACAATTAAAAAATCCAATGTTCCTGCTGTAGCAACTGCTATCATAGACAATGGTAAGTCGGGAGCCGCTAATTATTTTATTATAAATGATCTGGGATATGGTGATGTATGCGAGGAATGTGGCAGTAGCCTTTATATTTTATTGCTGCAGAGCCAAAACTATCTTGAAGATTTAGATAATAGAATATGGGTTCCATCTGCAGAAACTTATCTTGCACTGCATATACCTATCGGAAATATGGCTAGATATTTTCCAGTTCCCATAAATACAGAAAAAGACCTATGGGTATGCCCTTATTGCAAGGAAATTCATAATTTTAAATATGATAGAGATGTAGGATTATTATACAATCAAGACGAATCACAAGATTTTTTATAGAGTGTGAAAGCACTCTTTTTATATACTTAATTATAAAAACGCTTGAAATTCGTGACGAATTATTATATATTAGAAGTATAAAAGGAAAAAGGAGCTTAAAATATGGAAACTAAAGATTTAAATGTGAGTTTTAATAAATCCGGCGGAACAGCAGGTAGTGGAGGAATGACTGCAAGGGTTATATTCCCTATTAAATGGATTAGAGAAATGGATATAACACCAGATGATAGGAAATTAAAAGTTACTTTTGATGGAAAAAGAATAATATTGGAGAAGAAAAATAAGGGATAAAAATATCTCTTATTTTTTATAAAAAAAAGCAAAAATCCCTTGACTATTCGTGACGAATGAATTATAATGTATACATAAGATAAAGGGAAGGGAATAAAAGAAATGTATGGTTGCCTTTGCAACTAGAGATACATATGAAATGCAATAGAAAAAACATGGTTTACGGTTATCCCCAAACCGTTGCAAGGAGGAGAATGTAAAATGAAAGAAATTATGAAAAGATTAGGTGTTGATTGTGCTGAGGTAGATTTTAATTTGAATAGTGTTTGTTATTACTTTATGAAGGTTAACCATAAAGTAATTGAAAACAACGTTAACAAATTATTGGAAGTTAAAATGAAGGATGATAACACTACTTTTTATGCAATTTGTTTAAAATATTTTGAAGGCTCAGCATTTGTTACCCTTGCAGTACCCGATAGCGCAGGGGAAGGTATACACACTGACGATATATGGTTAGATTCAAAATATATTGAAATGACTGACATGAGTGATCTTATTACAGAAAAATCCATTGATGCTGATGCACTTGCAAAAGAAGTTATAGAGAAATCAAATGAGATATTGAAATAGAATTATTTTGGTTGGCAGTTATCCAGAAAACTGCCATGAGGAGGAATAAAAATGTTTTAATTCCTTAAAAAAGGAGCGCATAAATATGAATATTGAAAAATGTATATTAGATTATACGAAAGAAATTAAGAACAAATTTATAGAGGGGTTAGAATCGGTCAAAGAAGATGTAATAATAAAATATAATTGCTCATTTGATGGAGAATTTAAGGACACCATAATTCTACATCAATATTACAACAGCAGTGAAAGCATTATAAGTATTGAGTTTAACACTTATACTTATGACGTGTTTTTCAAAGAAATAATAAGCTTAATAAAAGATATATGTAAACAATCATATAAAAATATAGAAGAAGCAAAAAAAACTTTTTATAAACTTATAGAT